GCAAATCATCGATATCGTTCACAATCAAACCTTCTGCAGTTTCAAAAAAATATTTAGTAGAAGGTGAGACCATAACGTAGCCACCTTCACCTCTAACATCTAACTTGCCAGTCATGTTTCTAACATTCAGACCTTGATTGATTTGATAGAAGTAGTGATAGCCACCACGAGGAGTCTTCTGTTTAAGAGGCGATCTAGTTACTTGACCAGACTCTACGAACTTGACCGCCTCTTCGCTATCACAATCTAGGACAACAAAAGTTATCCCAGTGATAGCTGCCCAGTTAGCTCCTGGATACCGAGCTAACCACTCTCTCAATTCTTCTTTTGTGGGTTGTCTTCTTTGATAAGTTTCCCACTTAACTCTAGGTGTCTTCGCCCATTTTGCACTGAGCTTGTCATCGTCTTCAAAAGGGTGACGCTTTCTAAAGTATTCTGGGATAGCTTCGTTTCGAGATCCACAAGGTATTAAATGAAAACCTTCTTCCCAGAAAGACCAAATCATTTCTGATCTAGCCTCGTCAGATATATTATCCCAAGATTTATTTTCGTTTAGTATTAGCGACATGTTTCTCCCAAAGCTTTTATCAAGCTGTCGCTTCTTCCTCGATGGGTCCGTAGATGTCTTCCCAGGTGATAGCTTGATTAGTTGCCAGCATAATCTTCTTTGCTTGTTTGACTGTTGGCTGTCTTGTTCCGTAAAGCCAAGAGCTTACTGCGTGTGCTGACACATCGCAATCCTTCGCAACATTTTCTTTGCCCCTATTTTTTATGTATTCTTGTAATTTATTCATACTAAGGATTATAGTTGGGACCATTCATAAAGTCTAATTTTTTTTTGTATTTGTATGAATTAATTTAAAAAAGTGTTTGACATTCTGAACTAATGTCTATTTAATTAGCAGTGAACAAATTTAAAGAGAGATTTTATGAACGATATAAAAGAGAAAACTGAGTTCGACGAACTCCAAGAACTTATCGAAAGAAAGAAAAAGAATTTGCTATGGCAAAAGAAACTCCGTGAGGAATCTAAAGAGTTAGACATTGCAATAGCAAGACACCCAAGAGTAAATGAACAAGTAATCCAGCTGAGTAATACTGGAGGATCTCATCGAGTGACGCTTGATGACTTTGACTCTGATATTAAAGTTGAATACCGCTTGAAAAAATCTTGGGACCAAGACTATGTTGCCAAGATACATGCCGAAGGCAAGGTGCCAGCTAATCTTTGGCCATTTCAAATAGAGTATAAAGAAGACAAAAGAAAAACTTCTACTCTAGCTGAACAACATCCATCCCATTACTATAAATTAGCTGAAGGTTTGACTACTGAGATATCAGATCGTCCATACGTTAGCTTTGTTGAAAAGAGGAAAACCAAATGAGTAAAAAAATAGAGATGACTCCCGCACAAAGCGAGTCCAAAGAGAAGTTGTTTGCCGAAGCTTACGACTATTATGCAAAACATTATTTTAATATTAATGACTTTGTAAGAGCAGTAGATTTTTTAAGAGAAAACGGTTTGAGTTTTGCTCACATTGCAAAGATCTCAGGTATGACTCACAAAAGTCTTATGCAATTTTATTATCGAGATCAAATCGAACCACATGCTAGAACCAAAGGCAAAGCTAACTTCTTAATAGACTTTGTTGCTACCATGAAAAAATTAGATACAAAAACAATTCCAGGGAGGGACAACAATGCCAAGTCTTGAAGATGAATTATTATCTGGCTTAGAGCCTGGTCCAGTGAGAATGAATGTTGGCGGAGTAGATGGCATAGGTAAAAGTACCTTTGGCTCTCAAGCTCCCAATCCAGTTTTTATTTGTACCGAAAAAGGTACAGCATTCTTGAATGTTAAGAAGTTTCCATTGTGTGAAAAGTATCAAGACATTATTGATTGTATTAAGAAACTTGCCACTATGGATCATGACCGTAAAACAGTTGTTCTAGATACTACAGACTGGGCAGAAATCCTTACTCACGAAGCAGTATGCGAAGAAAAAAATGTATCTGGTATCGAAGAGATTACTTACGGTAAGGGCTACACTGCGGCCAGAGAAAAGTTTAGAAAGATTTTAAGAGGTTTGGATATTTTACATGACCAAAAGAAGATGAATGTCATCTTGCTTTCGCATGTAGATATTAGAACTTTTAACGACCCAGAGAGAGAACCTTACGATAGGTATCAATTGAAGTTGCATAACAAGACAGCTTCCATCATTAGAGAATGGGTCGATTTCAATTTCTTTGCGAACCATCAGGTTCGTACTGTGAAAGAGGGGAAGGGCTTCAACGAGCAGACAAGGGCACTTGCCATGGGTGATCCTATGCTGTTCACGAAGTTCTCTCCCGCCTTTGACGCGAAGAGACGAGTTCCTCTTCCAGATAAGATAGAACTCAAATGGGATTCGTTTTATGACGAATATAAAAAATCAATTAAAAAATTAGCGGAGGCATGAGCATTTATTGTGCTACATGTCTTCGCAAGGAGTTAAATTTATCATGAGTGATGACTTTGAAATTATGTTAGGCGAAGTGCCTGATCAAGAAGATGACTTTAAACCTATGCCTGCTGGCAACTATGAATTGGTTGCTAACAAATGGGAGAAAAGAACATCAAAAGCAGGAAATGCAATGGTTGAAATCGAGTTTCAAGTACTTGGCCCAAGCCATGCTAATAGAAAACTTTGGGAGTATTTTACTCTTGAAGGTAATGCTGTGACTGTGACTGCTAGGAAAATTAAAGCTTGGCGTAAAGCATTAGGTTTAAGTCCAGATGTCACTTTCAATGCTGAGGTTTTGGACGAAATGATTAACAATCCTTTCCAAGCCAAGATTAAAATTGAGCCTGGAACAAATGGGTACGAGGACAGTAATAAGATACAAGATTACTTAGCAAAGGGATCTTCATCTGAAGAGGAGGCGCCTGCGGCAAAACCTTTACAAGACGAAGACGATGTTATGCCTTGGGATAAATAACTGGAGTCATCTCCAAAAAAGTCCTACCGAGCTATTAGTTATGAATAGCGGCGTTACAGCTCGGTAGGCACAGGATTTAAAGTCCTAGCTAGTTTTTACTTGGTTGTTATCCTAGCTAGGCACAGAATTCGGCCACTCCAAAAAAGTCGAAGTCTAAGTAGAGGCCGAAGCGGGTTTTTTTAACTTTAACCCGGCATGAAAAACTACTTAGTCTTCGCAAAAAAAAGTCCTACCAAGTTTGTTTATCCTTGGTAGGCACAGATTAGGAAACAAATATGATTGATGATAAAAAATTAGTCGCTAACTCTGAGAAGTTGTTAGCAAAAATATATGAGGTTAATGACAATAGACTGCCAGAAGAATTATTTCTTGAAGTTTCTTCTGTCATTATTTCGATAAATAGATTCAAAAGAGAGAAGGTGCTCCATGAAAGACAAGGAAAAAATAAAAATGATAAATTTGGAAGAGATATCTCAGAAAGATCTCTTAGAAGAATTACGCATACACATGAAAAAATTCAACGAAAGAATGGAGGATATAAAAAATCCACATAAACTTCTAGAAGTATTACTAACTTATGCAATGTGCGTCACTTATGACGTACTAATAGAAGATACTAATGGAGCTACAATGTTGATTGGGGCCTCTTGGGGCAGAGTTGTTCATGATGTTGCTAAAGAAAAAGGTATGAGTAGAGAAGATGTATTTTTTCAAGCAGATGTATTAGGTAATCTAGCTGGATCTACTCCATTTGAAGATGAAATAAAAAAATATGCAAAAAATAAATACAATATAAGTGAAGAAGATGTTCAGGCTGCAGCAGAAGATTTAGGCATATTAGATGTTGAACCAGAAAGTAAAACAAAACACTGATGGCTGTAAGAAAAGAGGCAAGAATACATATATCCAGGGCTAAGTATAAAAAGACTAGCCAAGGTTATGGCAATGTAAAATTTAGCACGATGAATAAAAATAAAAGAAAGTCTTTCAAAGCATACAGAGGACAAGGGAAATGATAGATATAAGACATGTATTAATTTTTGTATTAGGCTTGTGCAGTGTCATTCTTGTTTATAATTTAGAAAAATTTTTACTGTAAGTGAAACTAAGACCTTATCAAGAAGACGCTATCACTGCGCTAGAAAGTTGGTTTGCAACTGAGTCAATAGAGAAACACCCTCTACTCAGTTTGCCCACTGCGTCTGGCAAAACAGTTATCTTTTCTAACTTTATTAAAAGAACCATAAAGAAATATTCTGACGCTAGGTTTTTAGTCTTAGCTCATAGACAAGAACTTATCGAACAAGCAGAAGAAAAAATAAAATCAGTATGGCCAGATGCACCAGTCGGTGTGCTATCAGCTGGGTTAAAAAGATCTGAGATAGATTCTCAAATACTTGTAGCTTCAAGAGATACTTTGGCTTCTGGATCTAGGTTAAAAAAAGTTGGGCACTTTGATTACACTATTATTGATGAGGCTCATAACATATCCCCGGACGAACATACTAGATATCAAAAGATAATTAATGAGTTGTCTGCTGAAAGAGCTATGCGTGTTTTAGGTTGTACTGCTACACCATATCGTATGGGGCAAGGTTATATCTATGGCAAAAGAAAGGATCATTTCTTTCATGACATCGCTTATCAAGCAAAGATACCAGACTTAATAGACCAAGGTTATCTAGCTAGAATTACTTCTTACAAAGTAGATGACAATACTATTATTGACGCTAGTAAAGCCAAGCTTAAATTTAAAGGTGGAGATTACAAAGAATCTGATTTAGAAAAATTAGCTATGGACGACAAAACCATTGTCGCTATCATCAACGATTGGCTAGACAAAGCATACACCAAGGGCAGAACAGCTTCCGTGTTCTTCTGCGTATCAGTATTACATGCTATGAAGATGAATATGCACTTACAAAAGCATGGGATTGAATCAAGATTACTAACTGGCGAAACTCCTGGAGAAGAAAGAAAACAAATACTAGAAGACTTTGAATCTGGAAAGGTACACGCTGTTTGCAATGTTGGTGTTTTAACAGAAGGTTGGGACGCTCCTAGAACAGATTGTATTGCTATGCTAAGACCAACCAAAAGTTTAGGACTATATGTTCAGATGTGTGGCAGAGGTATGCGATTGTATCCAGGCAAAGATAATTGTTTGCTTTTGGATTATGGTGAGAACATTGCTAGACATGGTTGTATTGATACAGCCAAGCCAGATCAAGAAATAAAAATAAGAAGACCTAAAATCTGTGGCAATTGTTTGGCTGTCAATCCACCGCATGCAAAGAAATGTGTCGAATGCAATGAAGAGTTTCCGGTAGCAGAGTTCTTAACTTTCTTAGTACCTATGGAAGAAAGAAAGGTAGCTAAGAAAACCAAAGCAGATTCTGGAGCAGTTATCTCTGACGAAAAACAAAAGAACAAGAGTTCTTTAGAAGTTGTGACTAGTGTTAGTGCAGCAGTTGCTGACTCTAAAAATGGCAATAAATATTGTAAGGTATTCTTTTATGTTGATAATCAATTTTTACCTAGGATGATGCCACTTATGTTTGGCCATTCAAGAATGCACGGACTAGCAATTAATTATTGGTGTCGTTTAGTAGATCCAAAAATATGGGGCGTACCTAGAACTTCTGAACAAGCAGCAGCTAAGATAAATCAAGGAGCTCTCAAAGGAGTTAAGTCTGTTGGGATAAAAAGAGAAGGTAAATATTTTAATGTAAAGAAAGTAATTTTTGACGATAAGGAGATATTTCTATGAGCAAGATAAATAAAATGATAGATCATGTAATGTTATCTGAACCACCAAAGTACAGACCATATTTAGGCATGAGTCAGATTGGTAATCCAGATGAAAGAATGCTGTGGTTAAATTTTAGATGGTGCTTACCACCAAATAAATTTGAGCCAAGAGTATCTAGGATCTTAGAACTAGGTAATGTTATTGAAGATGTAGTCATTGATTATCTTAATAAGGCAGATGGCGTAGAAGTATATACCCAAGATAAAAAAGGCGATCAGTTCAAAGCTTCTTTACTTGGCGATCACTTCTCTGGGCACATAGATGGTGTAGTTAAGAACCTGCCAGAGCATGATGATGATTCTATGGTCCTGGAAGTTAAGAGCTCTAATGACAGAAGATTTAATAATTTAGTTAGTGAGAACAGTTACGAGCGTTGGTCACTAGAATACGAAGCACAAGTACATTGTTATATGGGTGCTTTTAAATTACCTAAATCATTAGCTTTGGTTTACAACAAAAACAATTCTGATATTTACAGTGAAGTAATTAAATATAATGACGAGCTCTTTCAATCCTTGATAGAGAAAGCTAAAAGAATTATTACTTCGCCAGAGCCACCTGATTTATTCTTGAGTGAGAACGATTGGAAAGTTAAGAATTTACCAAAAGAATCTAGAGAAGTTTATTTAGGTAGAACAGAACCACCTTTTAAAAATTGTAGAAACTGTAAACACTCAAAGCCAATCATAGAAGTCTCTGGAGCTACTTGGCGTTGTGGCAAAAAAGGCGTGTTATTAAATCCAAAACAACAAATGGACAAGAAAAACTGCCCTGATCACGAACTTATATTTGGCTTGATACCTACACCCTTTTAGTAAAAAAGTTGCAATAATATATAAAAATCGTTATATAATACGCATATCTCTATAAAGAGGTGCGTAATGGCTAAAATATTTAAATTAGATACATTTAAAAACATAGCTAGTCTTAGAGGCGAAACTACCAGTCTCGCTGATTATCCTTGCATCAACGCCTGCCACTGGCCCACCAGTATGGAAAATGGTCGTTGTACTGTTTGTGGTTTATATGATTATCAACACTCTCCAGTGTTCTGGAAATCATTACCAAAATTAGAGCGCAAGATGATAAACCTTAATAACTCTGAGAAAGGCTATAAAATAAAACAGATCTATAAATAAAGCACTGGCTTAGTGTAGATCAAAAATACAGGACGAAGAAAAGATTTGTCATGTAGAGGATGAAACTGCCACTAAAGAAATACCCAGCACTTCCGGTGAGTATATTCTTAAAATTCATGCGCGGATTATATACAAAAATATTTGGCATATAAAAAAAACTTTTTATTTCTTTTTATTTCTTACAATATTTTCACACCACCAAAGCATCATGTCTTCAGTCAAGGTATGTTTAATGATATTGGCACGCTGACAAACCAATTGAATATTGCTTCTAACATACCAAACGCTAGGATCTATTCTATCTATAGTTACGTTAAGGTCCTTCTTACCGCTACCGTCTCGATGATGAGTCATCAATACGCCAGATAAAGCACAAAGACCATCTTGCTCGTCCCATATTTCTATTAAATCTTCTGGCGTTATCTCCCAATCTTTATCTGGAAATTTACTAACCCTGGTATGTCTTAATTGATTGTGAAGTAAATTTAAAAAACTTTTGTAACTTGATGATCGCTTTCTGTTTCTATCTATAACATGGCAGTCTCTACAAATACCACGATAAGTTACTCCGCCTCCGGTTTGTTCTCTAGCTTCAAAAAATTTAATCTTGCGTCTCTTTTTGCAGAGCGTACAAGTTCTAGTTTTTTGAGACATTATGCTCTAGGTGATTGAATGACTTCGATAGTTACATCAGGATATATTGCTTCTACTAATTTCTTTTTTAATTTAAAGACATCAGTCAATACTCCTTTAGTATCTTCTATAACCTCCTCTCCTTTTACATTTTTATATTTAAAGTCTGCTATATAAGTGCAGATCTTTTTACCTTCTACGAAACATGGAAATTGTGGATGAACTTCTATGTCTGACACTGCGCCAGCAGATTCTAATTCTTTCAAGAATTTATATCTAGCTGCCTCTAACTTGCTATCAAATGTGATACCATCGAGCTTTACTTTAATAGCTCCGTACTTGTTATAGGCCATAATTTATTATACAATTTTTTATAAAGATTAAGTAATAATTAACATACGAGGAGAAGCTGAATGGCAAGTCATGTAACCATCGGGGTAAACAAAGAAACTCACAAAAAATTAGGTAAACTCGCATCATTAACTCACAGGACCCGTGCTAACACGGTTGAATGGTTGGTTGAAAAAGCTATTAAAGAAATAGAACTGGCTGAAAAAAATGGTGGCGCTGATCATATTAAATTTGGTATCTAAGTAATACCTAGTAGTTTATCTATCTCCGCTTGTCTCAAAGCTACAGAAACTCTATCTTGAGTTTGTTTATTCCTTATTTCTGCATTAGGACTTTGAACTGCTCCAAGTTGATTGCCTCTATATCTACCTTCAAGATCCTCTAATTGTAATCGTCTTTTTATTTGTTCTAACTTGAGGTTATCAATATTCATACCTTCAAATATTTTTTGATTTATCTTACCTCTATCAAGTTGTATAGGTTGGAATCTACCCATTAAAACTTCATCGTAATTAGTTATCTTTGCCTTTTTCAAAATTTCTCTTTGTTTCGTAGGA